CAGCAACAGCCCTATCGCGTCCATCAGTACCCGCTCCTCGGCCATTCGGCCTCATGATTGTAATCACAGCCCAGTTCGTCAACGAATACACCGTCGTCGGGAAACTCTTGTGCGTCAACCATATCGCTCCGTCCCGAATCATTACCACCGTCGCCGTGTCCGTGTAATATCCGCCATACTTCTCCTTCAACGTCACTATCAGCCCAACGCTGTCCGCCGCTATTGCCTGCGGATTGTTCGCATATAACGTCACTGTGGGGACTACGATATAAATCAGTATCCGCCATATCACCGCTTTGTCCTTTCGTCAACCCGTGCAACCATTTCACCAATGTCGCTTAACTTATTCATTATTGTATCGTGCTTTTTGTTTACCTCGTCCCATATTGGCTGATGCATGTTAAGGCAATGCTTTGATAGAGCATCACCAGACAACCAATGCATCGTTGCTTTATCGACCTTACCATTACCATTGTTTCTACTTCCTATTGTAATGCTGATGGTCTGCTTCTTCAGCCATCGTGCTATTGCATAACATATAACTGCACTACCACCTGCTGTACCGCCGTATTTCAAAATAAACGTTAAAACATCTTCAATCATAATCACTATACTTTCTATACATTAGCACTCTTATTTGTCGATTTCGTAAAGGAAAAACACGTTTGCAGCTGTTGTTCTATTGCCATCAAGTTGCGTAAAAGAAAACATATACGGAACACCAACAAGAAGCGTACCACTGGGTATGGTCACCCACATGCCCTGCGATGCAATTCTAACAACTCCAGCTTCACCAATTATAAGGCCGCATGGAACTGGATCAAGATCAGCATCAGCCGTAGCGGGTCGAATGTAATACTTCATAATAAATCTCCATCAATAAAAAAGCCCCAGAACATACATCATACGATGTATGAACCGAGGCTTTGTTGTCAGCTACTCGGAACAACGCTGCTTGGTACTATCCGTTTTTTGTAGGAATCGGATATACATCCGCGGTCACTGTTGCCGCTGTTGCACTACCCTGAATATAACTGAAGAGTCGAATTTGATAGTCCGACTCGTTCAGTACAGGGATCACAATAGCATCAGCGGATGTTCTGGCTTCACCAATTGCGGTAGCGTCACCAAAAGTAACTTCACCAATGTCATACCACGTTGTAGCTGCCGCGCGACTATTTGCTTGAATACGCAAATTAATCAGGTCAAACCCCGAACCACCCGAATATCCGGTTACTGTAAGAACTACTGCCATCAAACCTTTTCCTACTACAACAGGACTGCCTACGATGGCATCACCAGTCACAGACGCTCCACTTGCCAAGGACTGACCGCCAATCGGCCACGGAATCTGCTGTTTTGCCTGCCATGACATGAATAATCTCCTTTGCTTATGCTTTTACAATTTCAACAATTTCACGGTTTGGTGAACCAAGATCACGACGTTCATACTGACGGAGTTTTTCGTTGTAACTCCACGCAGGGTCAACGATTCTTCCATCTTCCGCAAACGGAACTTGCCCAACAAAGCGCTTTGGAGCTGCAGCTTTTGCACCGGCCATGTAATCATCAACCGTCATCTCACGACTCATCGGATTATCTTTACTCTGGGGAAGGCTTTGTGTTGCCTGAGTTTTTACTTTCTCTAAAGCAGACACACGCTTTTCCAGAATATCTATACGATCTTCAAACTGACGTAACAACACCCCAGAAACATCATTTTCATTATGTACATTTAATGAAATAGGTTTTGGTGCGGGGGACTCCGAGCGCTTGTTCATTGGTCAAACTCCTTTATGCTGTTGCATTCTCGACATACCTGAGGCGTGCAATGCTTCGAATCGCAAGTGGTGCACACCAGGCATACCATTCCAGGTCAAAGTAGTTATATACATCGGCCTGCGTTAGAGGAATAACGGTTGGTGGCTTGACCTGAAAACCAGAAAATTGATCCACACCATACGTAACGGCATATACCGAACAGGATGAATCATCTGACCCTGATATGGGATCGAGAATATCTTTGCCTTTACCATCTTTTAGCACGATAATCGGATAATCGTCATACCGACCTGCAAAGTATCCCCACTGTTCCGGAGAGAACTGAATGTTATAAAATGCATCAGTCCCAGAAGTGCCAACCAACGACCCACGCGCCAGTTTCCTTGCACGAAGCCCAACTTGATCAAACATATAAATAAATGTACTGCCAGGAATGGCATTTACTTTGTTGAGCAATTTGTCCAAATGATCGGTTTGAAGCAAAGCACCAGCTGATGCCGTCCCAGCGTCAACATTTTGACTAGCATACGCAGGAACATTGTCGATCCAATAATCAATACCTTTCAGGTACGTTCCCCCTTGCCCTTGGAACATGCCTTTTGTCCAAAGTAAAGCCATTGCTTTAATCTGTGCTGCCTTTTCAGCTGCAACACGAGTCGGATTAGTAGTTTCAATGAAACGATCAACCTGCACCCGACCACCAGCGATCTTTGCCGTTTCAGAATACGGAGTGATCTGCGAAACAGTTGATGTCCACGACCCATTCACATTGCGAAACCCACCACTGGTGTGAGGCAACTGATCTTCAACGCTCCATGCGGAAACACCTGTAGGTGCATCTTGAATAGGCATTACAGAAAGAGGATGATACGACGAAGCATACGTTTGGATGATGCCGCGTTCAGGCCCAGCAGGCATCGTTTTTGCGGACTCAAGTAATGAAAGTGCTGCCATAATTGATTTCTCCTTGTACCTTATCGCCTCGAAGGCATATCAAGCATATCAAGAGCTTCATTACGCAAAGCAGCCAGCCCTTGATCATTCCCATACCTTCGATACGAAGATGTTTGATTATTTGGTGGAGGTGGTGTATTATGTCCTCTGTTCCCCGAGGAATCAACAAGGTTTTCATGCTGAGTTGCAAATTCTTTTGCTAATGCTTCCAGACTGTCAACTTTGAACGGCTTTCCGTCTTTGTAAACCGTTAGTACACGCTCTCCTTTGTCATTGAAAGTAACGAGCTTTTCTGCCAAGATGGTATTAAGCGCCAGTTTGGCATTGTTTCCCGTTATCTTCTGTCCGGCTAAAGCGTTTGTGATATCGGTTCTCAAATCGGATTCCATTTTTTCTCTTTTTGCCTGAGCCACGGCGGCTTCGTTATCAGCCTTAGCTTTTTCAAGTTCAGCTATTTTTTTTCCTTGCTCATCAAGTTTGGCGTTCAACGAGTTGACAAGAGCCTCAATTTCCGGAGTCATACCTTTCTTTTTCCACTCTGCAAATTTGGCTTTGTCTTCATCCGTCAGCTGGCTTTTTCTGTACCGTTCAATCTCTTCCTCACTTGTTTTCAATTCGCTCTTGAGCTTCTTGATTTCTTTTTCAAGGTGCTCACGCTGGGAAGTGAGGTCTTTGTTAGCGTTTTGAATCTGGACGGCAGCTTCATGTTTGTCGTACCATCCTACAATAGCTTCGACAAGTGAAACTTCAGTGCCGTCAATTGCAACCTTCGTGTCAGCTAGTTTTTCCTTTAACAGACTGTGAACCTTAGCTTCCATCGGCATACGCCACGCTCCTTTGTGGGGTTACGAGCAAACTTACTTTATTGCTCTATCACCACAACAATGCACCAAAACCAGTCAATTCCCTTAGCCTGACCTTGTTGCAATGTTGTCGTTATTAGAACTCGGACACTTTGAAAACGGAGTTATATGCTTACGCACAAAGATTTCTTCTTCCCGTGGGCAACCATCTACCCAGTGTATAGTCACATGTCCCGTAAATCCGCGCTTAACACGCTCAAGGTCATTTTTGTTGATGATTGCAACGCGCTGAAGTTTATCTTCTATCGTAAGCACTTTTAACCCCTTGTATGTTTATATTATAATTTCGAAGAAAGGCAAAGACAAACAATTTACCTGTTTTTTTTATGTTGTTTTTACAATAGCTATTTCACGTGTTCTGATCATACAGTATGGCATTATACCAGTCACTCCAACTATATCAGTTGTTAGCACATTGTTCAAAATTAGTAGGTTATGCACGTATGGCATACTATTTAAGCATTTCTCAGAATCTTTGCTTCTTCTGCAGTAGTAAGAACTGTCGTTTTTGAGTTCCATATAAACTCCTTAACTGTCGGAAACATTTCATCTGCTACCACTTTTGGCATCAGCAAACACATACAAAACTGCTTACAAATTGTTCTTCCGCTGCCAGGAATACCTAATTCCATCCACTCTTTCAAAGTAAGCACAGCTCCAGCGCGAGCTTGGCAGTCAGGGCACGGCTTTGTTGAAACTGTAATCCACTCATATTCTGTGTCATCCGGATACTCTTCACGAAATGCATCTAACTGAGATTGTGACTGTTCTCTTCTGAGAGCAGCCGTGGCCACACTTTTTGCTCGTTTTTCAAATCCAGCTGCAAGTCCAGCAGCATCTTCCCCAGCGGCCTGTAATTGTTTCAAAATCTCTTTTTTAGAGAATCCAGCTATTTCAGCGTTTCGCTTGAATAACTCTATATCAGTTTTTAACAAATCTCCTTCACGCTGCAATTCATCAAAAGCCAGCTTCAAACGTTTAGATGCCTGTTTATCACTTAACCGTTCAATCTGTTTCATCTGCCGTTTGCTTCTTTCCCATCGCTCAGAACTTTCAAGAAATTGGTTAAGTTTATCCTTGCCCATTAATCGCCCACGTATATGAGCGTCTTCAAGATAAACTGATAATTCTTCCTTCAGTTCTTTCATCAGTGCATCTATATTTTCAGGATCATCGTATAAGGATTTCTTTTTCATAAATTTTCGTATTGTTTTACTGAAAGCACTACGATCTGATTTTAATCTAAATTCCAACGCTTGCTGCTCAGCCAATTCCTGTTCCAACAATTTCATGTAATGCTCTTCACGCTTGTTCATTTTAAGTCTCCAACGTATTGGGTTGAACGGCAGAAAGACATATCGTTTCCTGTTATGCTGCTAACATCTCCTATGTGCTGAACAAGAGAAAATCGAGTGTATGCTACCGTAAATCCCAATATTTGTGCGGCACGGCATATTTTATAGTCACATAGATCACGGACAAAATGCCTCTTTCTGGCATCGTTTGGTGCGATTTCGATCATAGTATCCGTGTAACTATTCAAAAACGCATTCCAAAACTCACGCGTAACAATCCAGCATACAGCTCCAGGGTGTCCTACTCGCATAACAATATATGGAGTGTCATGTGCCTTTTTTGATCGATGAAACAGTGAAAGCACACCTAACTTGTACCCATCTTTAACAATTAAATCAGCTGTATTGTTTCCTATTGTAATGCATTTAAAAGATAGTTCAACATCGTCCTGAATATATAATAATCTATCGATATCTTTATACTCATCAAACCCAAATGTGATGCCTTTGACAGCGTTTCGAAAGACTCCAACATTAGACTCATTTCGATATATTGGGTACATTACACTGGGGTAAAGTATCGTACTACAATCATCAAATATATGCAAGCGTGATACGTCGTCTCCACAAGATTCAAGCGACTTTATGGTTGCCTTAAAATAATGCGGCCTGTTATACGTGGTCATTATGATAGGTATTGACATATAGCCTGATACACCGATTCTACATCTGGTTGCCATTGTTCATGGGTAATAAAAGTGCAATGAGTATGAAACGGATTCCATGCAACCTTATAACGATATTCATTAGTTAGTCCCATAGCCCACCGTCTGGAATCCGACCATACTACGTGTGGAAGTTCGCACAGCGACGCAAAGTGTGCAATGCCTGAACTTGGAGTTACCAAAACTGCCGACTTGCGCATCAGATCAGCAAGCTGGTTCAAAGGAATACCACGTAAGTCAGTAGTTCCAGGTATATACAATGATTCAGTGCGTGTACCCACACTGGCTGTTTCAACATTTATCTTATTATTTAATTCAATCCATTTGCTCAAAGGCCAATTACGGTAAGAATATTGTGCATTTCTTGCGTGGAAAAGCACTATATTAAGTCTTTGAACGCTTCTTCCAAACCTGATAAACTCTTGTGTTAATTCGCAGTATGGGTTTGATAACCACTTTCCTGGACATAATATGTTTGAGTTATGTATGGTTGGTTTTGGGTCTGATATTCCCCAACCATCGCATAGGGAAACTTCTCTATCTTTAAATAAACCACGGCACATATCTCGAACCATTCCTTTTGGCTTATCGTAATGCCATATTTCACTAGTTATATCTTGATACAGGTATTCATACCCAGTTTCACAGCAAACCACGACTTTTTTATACTTTTTTGCTTCAGAACGGACATATCCTTGCCACCGCATCAGCTGCCATCCAAACTCTCCAAAGAAGGGTTCAACCATCAAGTTCACATACGCTCCTTTGAATAAGGTCTAATAAAGTAAATGCAGCCTTTGACATCGAAGAATTACGCTCATACCAATAACGAACATTTGAAAATATAGTTCCGTTTTTAACATCGTCCCTTATAAGCGATGATTCTACTTTATTCCAGAATTTTTCCTTGTCCGAAATTACTCCATAAACCTTACCGCTAAAATGAACAGTATCGGCTACCACTAAATAAAGTCCACACGCTTGCATTTCGGATACAACTCTGGGAGCACTATCAACACCACTCCAATATGGCACAATTCCTATCAAACAATTATTGATCCAGTACGGCATATGCTCTCGATCTGACTCGATCACGGTGACATTTTTCGGATGTGATCCAACATTATAACACCCTCTACCAATATGCAACACGCGCAAATGTTCAGGTGCAGTTTTGTACACCCAATCAATGCTTTTAATCTCACGTTGTGCATGATTTGCTATATAGCATACATCAAATGATTTAGCAATGCTCATCGGCACAAACATGTCGTCAGAATCAACTGCTGGTTTCACCCACATTTTATCGTTCAGTACAAGTTTGTACAATTCATGTGAGGCTTCGCGTCTCTTGCCTGCTCCGTAATATATGGCTGGTTTGTTATGACGGTAAACAATATCATGAAACTCCTTGAACCCGCCACGATGAAATATTACACTGGCACTGCTAGCTAAAGAGTCAATATCCTTGGTACATATAACAACAAAGCCATCGTCAACATATCCGCTGGGTGCTGGAGGGCACTCTTGTCTTTTATCAATGCATGCTACGATACCGTTCACACCAGCTTTTTTGGTCACGGCTTTCCATAACACAGTCCACATATCATATTTCAGCATGTGCTTTGGATTCCAATCGTTTTCTGCAAAACCTCTAAGCATCAACCACGTCGCCATGTCACCTCTCCGTTAAATGTAAGGTCTTCACCAGAATCCATTTCCTTGTTCCATTTAACCAAGTTGCGCCTGTTGCGCCATTCACGGCCAATATCAGACACACATATTCCACCAGGATAGTCTACAATTTGTTTTGGTAAAAGCAAATCGATCATTTCGTTGCCAAGCCCATATCGTAGTTGCTTTTCAGGGTCTTTATTGTCGACCATAATCTCTGATAAACTACGTACAATCACTCCCACCCACAAACTAGGCAAAAGTGAAGGGTGTCGTTTTTCATTATCAACAGGCCGCATGCGTTTTGCAAACCTGATGTAATCAGCATCGCCTTTTTCCATTTGTTTAGCACACCAATCCAAATCAATCTTACGCTGAAATTTCCAATCATCTTCAACGTGCAAAACATACTGAGATGTGGAATTTCGCCACACCCAGCGTACTGCGCGTGCGAAAGATGGCTTGTCTGCAATGTTGTATTTATGAATAGGTATTATTTTTTCAACTTCATTAAGAACATCGTAGGGAGAGCAATCATCACCGATCAAATCAACATTGACAATAGATCTCAAGTAAAACGTGCGTGTGCATATCATCTGTGACATGCTTTCCATTGTTTGCCTAATAATATCAGGCCGCAATGTTGCGACTATCGTCACGTCCATACTTGTTTTCATGCAAGAAAACTCTTTACACGACATGATATAACAGGCTCTTTGTTCCATGTCCAACAACGAATATCCGCATAGAAACTCTTCCATCTTGAATATAACTCAAGATTGTTTCTGAACTCCATTGTACCTTCAACAAATGCACACCCTGTTATTGAAGTATGTGGACTCCATTCACTTGGAATAAATATGTCACTAACCATCATAGTTTTGAACTCACATGATATGATATAGTTGATTAGAACATGATCCATGTTACCATATTCACCCCAACGATTATGTGTTGATATGGTATCAAAATCAAATCGCTTAATGTTATCTATTACGTCGTGACCAAATGCAGCCAAACTGCCATCACGTCCCGATAGTTCGTAAAAATGGCTGCCATAATCAAGGCACTTATATTGTATGCCTAAATGAGTGCACAACTGTATAAGTCCATTCTTACGATGTGCCCACTTTTTTCGTAAAGGATTATAAGCATCTGACGAACAGCATAAAACTGAGCACTCCCATTCCAAATTCTGTAAAGCCCACCAAAAGAATATCACTTCATCATCAGGATGCGCAATTACTATCAGCACTTTCTTTTTCATACAAAAAATCTATGTCAAGCTCTAAAATATTGATTATAATGCTCAAGCATATGAACATGATACTTCCCGCCAACATGCATAGCCAACATACTTTGCATTGGATTATCTGCACACCAATGCGGCGTCAGCACATACGGATGCCAATCAGAGCGCAAGATGGCGCGCACAGTAGCAGTCTGACCTCGCGAGAATCCTTTTGCCAGTTCTTCCAGAACCAATTCAACAAATCTGCGTGCTTGCTTGTGCTTTGTATTGAAAAATATCACGCCGTTGTTGACTGAAGTCCACATCATTGGTGTGTCTCCTATTATTCGCATATCACGCTGTATCATCACATCGTCTGCTTTGTTGCTGTACTTCCATCCCAAATCAACATCACCATTACCGTGTGGGGACATAATAACCAACCGAGGATTCATTGCCATACACATACCAAATCTTTTAGCGAGCTCAAATCCTTTGATGAAATATTTGCTCACAACATATATATCATTATCCAAATAACAAGTTAGATCTGATGTACTTTTCAACAATGCTTGAAATCTAATCATGTCAGTTATAGAAGATTTTGGAACGTTCAGCATGTTGCAATCAATATTATAAATCTCAACTGCATCAAATCCTTTTAACTCAACTTGCTTATTGGTATACAAAACGCACCTTACTGGAAACACATGACGACGTAATGCCCGCATAGACGCACGCAAATATGGTATTGGCTCGTCACCATATATGGCATAAATGACTTCTGGTGTCATGCCTTGCTCCTTTCAACAAAATGCATATTTTCTGCACCAGGAATGTATTTTTTAAGCCCACCTTTAAAATGTAAAACTGGATATGATGAGTCCCCGATCTTTTCCAGCATGTTTTTAACACACACGGCATGATTAGGACTTTCTGGATTGTCGAACTGACATGTCCAGTTCCATTTAGGGCGTACCAATCCTATTGTTGCATCAAACTGGGTCTGCCTTACCGCTGGAGTACTCTCCGCACACACACAGAACAGGTCTTGCTCATCAAGCCAATGTAATTTAGTTCCGCGCCCATATGTCATCTGAAAATCTGAGTACCGTGTCCAAGATTTTGATTCTAGTTGCTTGCAGAACCAAAGCAGAAAATCGCGACTTCGCTTATTTGCCCGAAACCCAACTACCCCAGAGTTCACTTTATATCGGCATTTGTATTGACGCTTGACTAATATAACGTCAGAGGAAACATCTTCTTCAAACAAGCCAAAAGGATTGGAATTAAGAATAATATCGACGTCCAGTTTCAATACATTATTTCCATCTGGAACTCTGCTCATAAAATCGCAAAGCGTCTTCATTTTAACAGTGTTGATTTTTCCGATATCGCCAGTATAAATGTCAACATAACATCGACAATTGCGCAGATTTGGTGATGCCACCAACTTATCTGCAAGTGATTCCATTTTGAAATCAGTAATGATATAAACATAATTCATTTGTGCCTCACAGCAGCTGACGTATCGTACTGGTATTTTTTAAACTCACTGAAGTACACGTTTCCCGTTTCAATAGAAAAATTCAAAGCTTCAATTGCAAAATTAAACGCCGCAAGATTTGTGTTATACATACCAATTCTGACGCCATACTGAATGGAATAAATTGTGCGTTTAACAAGGTTTAACACTTGAAGACGTGAACCACCAAAACACCCAGGACAATATATAGGAAGATTTCGCATTCGTTCTGCTTGGTCGTCTCCAATCAGCCTTCGTAAGCGTCTAAACTGTATTGGCTTGTTGTTCCATGCGTCATTAGTGCCAGCGTAAATTACACAAGGTGTCGACATAAGATTCAGTATATTTTGCTTAAACTCCACATCCGATATGTCCGATATAAACACTCTATCAGCGTTTGAGGCTTCAAGGTATTTCAAAAAAAGGAAAAACCGTTCGTCATTTACTGAATACTGTTCTGGCAACATCAGCCTAGTCTGAACAAATTGCAAATGGCTTGTTTGATGTTTCCGTATAAATTTTTCAGAACAGTCTGTCAACACAACACCATGCATATTGGTTCGTACTAAAGACTTAGCCCAAACATCCATATAATCCCAGTGATCACGCCGAACAAATATACCGCGCTGTGGATCTGGCTTGCTTGTAAAATAGCAGGACAAAACAATGTTCATATCGTCTTCAAATTTCGTCATAAGTGTTAATCACTTCTTGTAAAAAACTAAGCATCTTCAAGGCGCAGTTTGTTTTCGTCCCACATAAACTAATAAGACGCTCACGTACACCAGTATTGTCTATCTCGTACTGAAGCATTTTTGGAACTTCCGCAATATCATCGTACAGGTATGCCTGCTTTTCTGATAGCAATTCTATCACACCAGCTTCCGGATTTCGTCTTGCAATTATTTTGCAACCGCATAATGCGGCCTCAATAACAGCATTTGGGCATCCTTCCATTCTTGAAGGCGATATATAAAACTCAATACTCTGATACCAATCTCGTAGCCTAACTTTATCAAGCCCAATAACAGAATCAAACTTCAATCCGTCATTTTTTGACATATAATCTTTCAGCAACGCAAAGTCATAGTACCGCTTACGTGGTTCTGGACGAAAGCACGTACCTATAACGTGTCCGTTACGCTTACTGGCATCAGGGACCCAAAACTCATCGTCGATACCTTGTCTCAACAAGACTGCATGGCAACCCACCTGTAAAAGACGTTGCCTTATCCAATGAGCATTTGTAATAACAGGCTGAGCGTTTGCCAAAGCATGTATTTCGGCATCTTGAATTTTGTCACTATCCCACAACCGCATCCACCAACACTTTGGCGTGTTAGGATAGTCGCAGTGCATTCTTTCGATGTCCATATAAGAAACACCGACCACAACATCTGCCGGTGCAGGAACGGATATACACTGGGGATGGTCTTCCATCGTGTAATTGTCGACGATGGAAATAATAAAGGCATTGTGCCCCAACGCTCGCAACGCTTTCACAGTACCAACTATGGTATTTGTTCCACCATTATTGTTTAGTCCTGATTGCAGCGCATAAAAAGCAATATTCACGACACACCCCCAGTATATAAACCGTTTGAACATATACACCTTACTTTGGACGCTTCTTTCCAGAATTGCATTCGTTGATCATTTTAATCACCCCCTTCCTGAGACGCAATCTGTGCTTCGATTTCGGCTATTTGTTTGCGCATCGAATCGGCCTCTTCCGAATTGTCTTCTGCGATAGCACGTTGCAGTGACTGTTTCAGTTTCATCAACTTTATTCTTGGATTTCCTTCACCAAGCAATTCGTCGCGCATAGCAGACATTTCCCCAAACACAATAGGCACATTGTCTTCCATCTCACTTTGAATGGCCGCCTGCTCGTCTGGATTAGTCGTTATCTCTGGGGTAAGGGACTTAAACGCAATGGTCAGGCCGGTAGGCGATACTTGACCCATTCTTGTGCTAATCATGCTGTCTATTTCTTCCAGCTTCTGCTTGAATGTACGCAAATCAAACTTGCGACTGAATGTTATTGAGCATTTGCTATTGTCCTTAAGAATTGACTGGACACATTTTATGACCTTTGCTGAATACATTTCTAAATCATCAGCAAGTGAATACAGGTTGCCTTCAAGTGGCTCGCGATCCACCAGTTTCGCAAACCCACTCTCCTGTATCATCTCTCCGTTTGTGCCTTTCTTTGCAACACTTTTAAGATCACGTTCGTTCTCAACAGCGTGATTGAAGTAATCCCTTGCCATTGTGCGCGCACTCTCGACCTCTAACTGCTTAACCAAATAGTGAGGTTCTTTCTCGCCAGACCATGCTAGTACACGCCCTTTGGATTGCTTTTTCAATTTGGTTTGTCCGTCCTTGTCGGTGAACATATTGGATGCATTTATGGATTCTTCATGCATTAAAAGCAGTGCATTACCATGCTTTAATAACTCATACACGGCAATGTGATTAAGGTTATTAGCCGTGATAAGCATATTAGACGTTTGGTCGAAAGCCCATTCGCCTATTGTGTTATCAGGCGAAGCCAAAAATGAAGCCTGTATTACGACTGGCACAAATCCGTAACTGTGGTTGAATACTGAATCCGATATTATTTTTCCATTTTTATCAACAAGAAAATAGTCTTGTTCAGTGTAAACAGCGGTCACTTCCTCTATTTCAGGAATTTTATCCCTTGGATCAAGCCACGTATCGCCATACTTGCGTTTGTAAGCAAACCATACCAACCTGTCGTCCACATATTGAAAGTTGACAACATCCAGCGGATGTAGATTAACCAAAAATGGCATACCTTCCTTGCGTTCTTGAGCTCGGTTTGACACTGGGGTAGCAGGTTTTTCAATTAGCGTGAACACCGTACCATATGCCCTCAGTCCTACAGAAACATAATCTCTGAGATACCGCCCGAATGGAATAGCGTCGTTGCTTCTGGTGCAATTTCTCATAAACGTTGCCATTATGGAATTTTCTTCAACATCCTCCTTGTATCCATTTTTGAATAATGTATCACCAGGAGCGCTGACCAAGTCCTGTGAAGGATTGATCATGTTAGCCGGAAAATACTTACGGCGCTCATCGTACGCAGCCTGACTTTCGTCAGGAAGCCTAATGCAAAATGGTGCAGACATGAACGCCGTTTCATCATTGCTGATAAGATCACGAATGCGAATCCATTTACTTTGTTTCAGCTGTAGCTCTTTATTCAAAGGGATCACAATTTGGTTTGGCATATTACAAACTCCTTAAAGTGTTAAATTCAATGATGTTTCACCAACATCCTCAAACCGAATCGGAAACCAATACTCGCACAAATAATCACAGGCTGCACTGATATGTCCACGCATTTTATCCTTCAAGTCCAAATCTCGAGTACCTGGTTTATATGTAAGTGAACCCCAGTCCTTTTTCAATTCAACACATGAACTGTGAATCAACAGTCGCTTGTGTTCCAGGAGTGAATTGGTACAGTTGATTCGATCAACTACAGGAGGGTTTCGTGTTCGTTTATACACGTGTACTTCACGTTTGTGCGCAGCAAACTCAGTTCGAACGATGCGCAAATCCGTGACGCCAATATCTTGTGATGTTTGGCGTGCACTTGAACTTTGACAAGGCGTGACATTGAACGCTCCACACTGGGGGTAAGCCGCACAAATGTGCTGCACCATTTCTTTCGTGTTTGAATTAGGCAAAAAAATCTCGCGAAATATATGGAATCCGTCATCCGTTCTGTGTGCAAGTACAGCAGACATAGGATGTACATTAAAATCCATGCCAACATAAATTGGAGCATCCTTTATATACTGGCATGCATTATCATCAACATTTCTGGAATTGTCAAATCCATAATACGCAACACCTTCGTTTCCTTCAAAACTTGCTTCGTACTCTTGCCTGAATAACCTGGACGGCATGTGTCGCCGAGCAGATTCAATTTCAGATGCCGGCAGCACATCAGACGAGAACCATGAGTAATAGCAAACGTCAGGATCGTCTGGGTTTTCAGCATAAGCGCCTTCAAATGGTTTAGTAATTGGTATTGATCCACCAGCAGCGTACAGGCATTCTTCATAGTAAAAGTTTCGCCCTTCCGGAACACCTTCTCTAATACACCAACCGTTTGTATCGGATAGAACAGGCCTAATATGAGCGTTCCATGCATCTGGCCTTACATTTGGATATTCGGTAATTAAACCACCGTGCCATATTTGGCCCTCAATACGTTCAGGTTTATCCAAGCCAAACAGGCAAATTTCTGACCCATTTAATAGCCGAATTGTCAGTCCCTTAGTTCCATCTTTTGGTCGCAGCCTTCGTGTATCATACTCCAATCTCTGCCAAAATATGTTCTGGGCTTGACTCCATGTTGGCGCCGCACAAAAATAACGATGTCCTGCATTTCGCAAAGCAGCGTCTAGAACCTTGCGTAGCCCGATAAGAGTTTTACGTGATCGCCGGCCAGCGGCCACGAAAATGAATCTATGGGTATCATTTTTTAACTTTAGCTGAAGCGGAGTCAGCCCTTGCAAGATCATCGGCAACCTTGCGTAAACTTGCGGCGAGTGCTTCTCGATCATCTGAATCTCCTAAATTAACCTTTTTACCAAACTCATCGGAGAATTTGCGTTCAAGCCACCAAGCAGCGGAACACCATTGCTTTGGCATAGCTTTGAAAATGCATGAAATGGCGTAATCCCTGCCTCGGCCCATAGCGATTTCTTCCGCTTTTCTTACGGCAGCCGCAGCTGAAGGGTCATCGCGTATCCAGGCCATAAACGTAGAATAATCCATTTTAGCAGCAGCTACTGCCCGTATGCGTCCAGCATTATTAGCAATGGCGTTGCAAATGATAGCAAGTTTTTGCGGAGTACGAGAATACGTATGAGGAATAGGGGATGACGGACGGTATCGTAACCTATCACTGCGCTTTTGCCTGAATGATGGCATTCGCAATCGGGCTTCTCGACTGTTTGGTGGTGCTTTTGCTTTTGCTTTGTTTTGCTTTCTTTTCATACTTGCCTCCTTTCGACTGTTAGTATAGAATAATTATACATTACAGCCGTATTGGTTGACAAGCATTTAATTAAAAAGGACATAAAATCGGTTGGTTAAACACTCTGGGAGTACGCCTTGAAGGACATCTGTTGTGACAGTACCAAGCCATTTCAAATAGAGGTGTGCCTGTTGTACTTTTTGTCTTCTTGATTGGTACGAAAGGAAGCCATGTTGCGTCTTGGCCTTCGCACACAATAATTTGGCCTTTTCGTTGCTTGCACCAAACGCCTAACTTTTCATAATCAATAAGTTTGTTTCCGTAACGGTATCGATGCCCTCCGTTAAACTGGTAAGGAGGGTCAATAAACCATGTTGCAATATAATCTGGAGCGTCGGAATAATTGCCACATATAATTTTCCAGTGTCTAATTTTTTGCAAGATTGATGATGTATGCAATAATCGTTGAATAAAACCATCCGCAGCAAATGGTGATACTTTGTTTCCTTGATACGTAAACGAAGTTCCTATATTTGACATACGATCCATAAACAATTTTTCTTCTGGCGAAAGTGTGAACTTATCTAGCGTATCACCTGCATTAGGTACAGGTAAAGACAGAATATCGTCTTTTGAACAAGACTGCAACCATTTCCATAACCGAACGACGTTCTCGTCCTTATCGATGAGAATAATATCGTGATCCCAATAATGAAGAGCGTATTGAGCACTACCGGCGAATGGCTCAATAATCGTTTTGTATTTTGGTTTAGGGTAATACCGTATTAGATTTTTTTTGCTGCCTAAATATGACCACATTTTATGGAATACGCCTTTCTCTACGAGCGGGAGAACTAACATTTCTCGGAGTTCTGCGAGCGGTAGTGTTATGTTGGCTCTGGTTTCTTGATCCAGTGCGGATTTCCGTTTCCCATTTGCTTTGCTCCAATTCTGCTCCGGCGTATGAAAGTATAAGGCCAAACACATTTTGGCCGGTCACATAGTTTTTTGCACGAATTATGACGTAGTTGTCTTCAGTAAATTCAAGATACAAAGGAGTTTCGCCGCCGGTCTCTGGGGTAATACGATCAAGTACATCCAATAAAGCGTGCAAACGAGCGCGGTTAAGTATGAATTTGCCTATTGTCTTGCCGTGATTGCGTATTAAGTCCATCCAGTTTATCCAAACGCCGTTCCCTGGGTTAGGGGCATCTTTTGTGGTATGGCGACCCGTTTCGTCAACCACTTCAAAACGCAATCGACCGTTTGATACAGAAACATCTGCATATTCAAGACGGCCTCCGAATGTGCGATCTGTACCTATGGCATTTATTAGTTCTACTGCATCGTCTTTGAATATATTAACATGACCACATGAACCAGTATCTGATACCGGAAGATTTTTGGTTGCTTCAGCTGGGGGAGGAGATATAGCTATGGTTGTGTTGCGGCTCGCAGCTACAACAGTACCATCTGGATCTATGTGAATCATTTCGAGTTGTGGTATAGATGCATCTCGCTTGGATAAGTGCACTGATTGCAGCGCAGCCTTGCTAATAATCATTGTACTCTCCTTTCGTTACGAATCAAGGCTTCAATGCTTTTAAGAATTTTAACAATAGATGATATCTTGAAATACCAGCATAAAACATCACGCATGATTAGAAAGACAATAATAAAAATGGCAACAATGATTATATACAAGAGAGTGCTTGAGTCGATCATAATGCCCCCTTTCTGGTTTTTTATTATAAATATTACAGTAAGTTCAGAAAGTCGATCAAAAAAGCGATGAAAATTATTATGAACAAGAATTTGTATGAAGTGGTCGTAAGGTCTCCTATTATTTAACGTGTTCACGACTTCCATACTCAAGTGATTTTTTCATAACAGATATGCGATGATGCAAATTATTTTGAAACATAATTACGGCTTTACATCGTTCGTTTGAAATATGAGATGGTAACTTGTCTTGAAATGTATCGATCAGTTCACGAGCCTCATCGTCAATAATAGATTCAATGTGTACAAGCTGCATAAGAATAATAATCTTTCTGTATATTATCAGCAACCAGTTATGATATAAATACCAACAAACTATGATACAGTAGCCGCTTCAGATAATCGAACTACTGCTTGACAAAACCAAAAATTTCCTATCTCGTCGCGGTATACGCATATACCTCCTTGAAGATTCCAACCAACTGTCATTAAATCATTAACAAAACGGCTTAACTCCAACGCTGATCGTTTGCAAACAACTGCATATTCCTTAACCATCTTCTGCCTCCTTATCTTTTTCGTTTTCAATGTCAATGTCATAGCAATCACATCGTTGAACGCCAATTACGTCTCCATCATCGTTTACAATTTTAATATATCCTTCATCGTCACAGTCGGTGCATGCAAATTCATCGGACATGTGACCTCCTTGATTATCGAGCAATCCGTCCAATTTTTGCAAGTGGAGTGCAAATAAACGAATTTTTTTCGAGGGCTTTAATAGCTCGGTCAAACTCTTCTGGCTTTGACAAAAAGTGCACCTTTACCTTGTTTGCAGCAGTCCAGTGTACATCAACTTCTTTAGGATGAAACAATGAATCAACAATGGTTTTCATCAAATCAAGATAACGACCATTGCCGCCAACGTATGTATGACCTCCTTTGTTGTCGTGGCGCACCATAACAACTACTTCGTCTAATGGACTAGTGACAAGATACCGTCGAAACATAAAACCTCCTATATAATATGGATAAATAAAAGCGACATAGAAAACAACATACTTGTAAAACGGTATATATCTTAGATTTAAGTATGATATGAAATTTTCAATCTTATCATAACGTTATTATGTACTTAGATATAACACCTATCTATACTATGTTGTTTTTTATGTCCCTTTTCAGCTTTCCGCGTCGTAAGTTATTGGTTTTGGTACATATACATAAACTAAATTACCCTTTGAATCGGACATAACAGGTTTTAACGAACCGCTAAAATACTTATAAGGACTCTTTTTTTGATTAGGTGAATTCCACATATACCTTATATAATCATACATCGACATGCGATAAAATAGTGTTCTGCGTTTTGCACCGGACGTGTTAAAATTCTGTGCATGCCTCCATAAAAATCCAAACAAATCCTTAGCATTTGAGTAAAATTCATCAAAAGTCACACGAGATGCCTTTTCTGCTCCAGATGTGTCTCCAGGATGCTGCCGCAAGTATGTTTCATATCGTGTTCTAGCAGTCACTATTACTTCAGTAAATTGGGCACGACTGTAGTTCCAATTTTTACCAAGACCGCAACAAGAGCCATTGCAACTTAACTCCTTAAAGTCAGCATCGCTAACGTAGAATCTAATGCGAAGTTTACGGCATAATTCACGCATCTTAAAAATATATTTTGATTTTAGTTTATAGTTAAGACGCATATATCCTGAACCAACAATAGAATTTCTGCGATAAAAATCAAGAATATCAAAACCAACCACATCTGACATTACTTCGTATCGTTTCATTAAGCCTGCATGAACACGACCTTCAATGCACAAAAATTCGGTCGAAAGAGCATTTGCACCATTTTTTGCAGCCTGCTCGATTAAAGAAATGTATTCATTATTAGTATCGCTGAATCCTATGATGAATGGGCGCAATCGTAATGTAACTCCCCCAGCGTTGAACTCAGACACCTTTTTTATTAAATCCAGCCGTTCCGCTGGGGAAGGTACGCCGCGCTCCATAATTTGCGCACTTTTGCTGTTCATGTTAATAATAGATACTTTTACATTCCATTGATCATGATTGAACATTGAAACGTATCGTTTATCATCAGCCCACCAGCATGATTTTGTAGAAAAGCATATCGGATATTTCAGTTCGTGAAAGTATTTTAAGATTTCAAGCCCAACTCCGTACTTTTTCTCAAACATGTCAAATGGGTCTGATAACCCTCCCCACTGAATAGGAATTCGTGACTTAATATATTGCTCAAATTGTTTATCTGATTTTTCTGTACATTCACAGTATAAAATCTTTCTCATCTTTTCCGGCCACACTGCTTCAGGTGGTTCTAACAAATAATCCTCATCGTCCGAAAATAACGGATTGAACTGCTTTAATGATCTTTGAAAATAAGAAAAACAGTATTGACAGTCGAAGCTGCATCGACTGTACTGATCGAAAGTCATAGGCATTGAACAATCTAATATTTCACCAGACCACCGCGGAGAAGAGTATCCATATTTAACTGGCATAATCACCTCGGTATTTGAGTTTGAAAACCAGCTTTCGTAAATCACGGCATTAAACAGCTAATGTGAAGGTCTCACTATACGCTTTCGCAAGTACCGGTTAAGTTTACGTCCAAAGTTTGTGTAATACGATTGTTCGGCATTGGTAAAAATTAAACATTTTTTTGCGAACGAACATTCTGTGCATGCATCTTTGCACCTCCAAGATCCATTTAACGTATTCAGCCAAAGTAGATACATGACTTCGTCATTAAAATACATACTATTGCTGGGATCAATTAAATATCCACCTCCTACCTTATACAAACCTATGCTGTCACAATCTTCAACAACTCGCACCAAAATCATATTATACCTCGCTTTTTGCAGAGTGTCTTAAAATCACGAACAAACTCACCATAGAAGTCATATTTTGCAAAATGTTTTTGTTGTTCATCGTGTATTTGCTGAGACTGCGGCAGTTTGGATGCAATATCTTCTGCTGTTTCTACCACCCAGTGATCAAGGATTTTTATGCCGGCTCGATCAAAATTTGGAATTGATCTGCTGTCAAACAGTATGGGTATCCCACATCGAAGGCTTTCGTAAAAACGACATGAAATACTGCAGTCGTGAGTAATCATCCAGTCATCTTCTACATAAATTGTCATCTGAAAGCAATTGAATACGTATGGTGCATCGTAATGAATCAAATGCACCTCGGGAAACAACTTTTGCCATTCAAGCAAAACGTGTTTGGCTTCGGCGATATAAACATCAAATTTTGATGGGTCAAGTAATCTTTTAAAAGTTGAGATCCGATCCTTACGTGGAGACCCCCAATAAAACAGGCCATAATATTTTTTTTGAGGATTCCACTTTCTATTGTAAGCAGGATCGTATCCAGATTTGTTTAGGTTCAGAAAAAATATAGATTGCTTTTCATTTACCATATACCTAATACTTGTCCATACTTCACCAGAACTTAGCTTCAAGTATCTGTTGACTGCTGTAATGTATTTTTCGTCTCTCCATTCATCTCGAAAATGAATTATTCTTTTTGCATTACGTAGAACATTATTCAATTCTTTACACCATGGGCTGAACAGCATGGCACCTACATATCCAACAAAAACTGTATGAGGATAAAGAGATTTGCTAGTTTCGCGCGCAATCTCTAGTTCATATTTATTGTGCACAAACGGAATATTTAGAATTTTTGACGCCTGTTTGGTGTTGCGTGCACTAGTATCTTCTTTTATTCCTTGGTCAACAGCCCAAGCTGTGCTCATAAATACTCCTTGTTTACGTTGATTAAGCCTTTTCTGAATCCGCCATGCCAGTCACATTTATTGCATGGACTTAAATCTCTGCGTCCTTTTATTAAATGTTTTCGTAAGGCGATCAGTTTTGCATTGTTATACCAAGCATCGTATAAATCAGTTGAATTCACATTGCATATAACATATTCTTCACCCCAGTCACGGCAGCATGGAATAAATGAACCATCATATAGAATTGTAATGAACCTAAACGGATCGACACATACTTTATGCAGCGGAGTGAACGACTCTTGGTTGAATGTTGGTACATTACCTGCCCAGTTATGTATTTCTCTGGTGCGCAGTTCACCTTCATGCTTTTTTATATCGCGCACCAGAAATATGACTTTCTTATTTGCAAAGCGTCGGTTGAACGGAGAGAAATCGTTATCGCCATATACAATAATAGGAGCAACGCCATCCAGTCTTTTCTTAAAATTTTCAAACGTGTTTCCGTAGCAATCAACTATAGCACAGTTTAGCCCAGCTTTGAACATTTCAATAGCCATTTCTCTCGAAAAAAGGATACCGTTAGTAATTAAGTTGATCTGCGATCCGACCATAACTGAATGAATCAAGCGTGTCATTGAAATTATGTCAGGATGAAGTGTGCACTCTCCTCTGCCGCACAGTTCTATTCGTAACGGAGTCCAAGGAACAGCACCGTTCAGAACAGACATCAAAGTAGATTCGGTCATATACTTTCGTTCCTTTGGTAATGAATGTATTGCACAAAAGCTGCAAGCGAGATTGCATCCTCTTACTAGTTCAATAGAAATATTATGCGGTTTCTCCATTATAATATTCCTTTATACATTGTATTAAATGCGTTTATCAATTCGATGTTATAATCACGCACCCAATGCTTTTGTTGCCAAAGCACAGCAGATTCAATATCACAATGATCAAATAGTGCTTTGATGTCTCTGCTCGAATCAACAACGTATTCAGCAGGCAAATCAAGCCCTGACTTTTGAAAAGTACCAATACATCTTTTATCTACCATAATAAACATTTTGTGTGACAAGGCCTCATAAAAACGATTAGCAAGAGAGCAGAAAGTCGTATGTGACTTTAGATCTTCAATATAGACTGTAGCACCAAACAGCGAAAACTGTCCAGCAGATAAAGGTGGATATACATGAATGTTTTTATCAATGCTTAAAAAATTCAGGCGATTGTTCACTGACGTACTGACGTGAACTGGGTACAATGATGGGGTAAAGTATTTTTTGAAATCCATCACTCTATCTTTTCTGAATGCACCCCAGTAGCATAATCCATTTAATTTTTTTACACTGCTTACGTATCCTTCAGGATTGTATGTTAGCATGTTCCAATTGATGTATTTGTAATCATTGGTTTGAACACTACTCCAGACCTCTTTTATATAAGGTTTTAACTTTGATGGTATTTCGATTGCATAATCATTCTGAACCCATATAACTTTTTTGGCATTTTTTGATAGTTGAACAGCACCATCTCTGAATTCGCAAAAACCGAATGGACTATTCACTACAAACAGAATGTCATAGCACTGGGTAAAGTCCGACATTTTGTTTTCTATCAATGTTGCTTTCGTTGCATCACGTATAAAAAGCGCAATTTTTGCAGACGCCAAAGTTGTTCTTACGCATGGTGTAAAATGAATAACTCCTGTCATAATGTTAATTCCTTACTTTCGGTAAAAATCATTTTTGAAACATGTACCATAATCGACAAACAGTTCTTGCCCTGTTTTTATTTTACGTATAGTTTTTACTTCACCATTGAAAAAAGCAACATTTGGGTTTGATGAATGATTAAGAAAATACTCAAGATATATTTGGTTAATTCCCATGATAGAAAAATCAACCATACGATTTTCGTCGCAGTTCATAAAGTCATTTACTAATTTTAGTACACTTTTTGGAATGCCACTGTTTGAGTAAATATCATCGTAATGAATCTTAACGGTACTACTGCATCCGCTTCGTGAACCAAGCACACGCAACGGATATACTCCTTTTGGAATGTCTCGAATAGCAATTAAACCAACACCAGCACCATTAACGGTTGATACACCAACTCTGCAATAAACATTATATTTCAATTCGTCTATAAGTTTTGCTATGATAATCTCTTGCTTGTTGCGTAGCTTTTTCATATTTTTCATCCTTTCTTGCTTCTTTTACGAATCCTTCCCATCCGTTCTTATGTAAGTCAAAAGCTCCCCATGTGTGAACAGCATATGCGTCTGGGTATTTTGTTATTGCACCAACTTTACGGGCTTTCCATGGATAAGGATAGAAAAATTCTCGAGGAAGATGCCGTTCACATTTCTTAAAAACAGGCACAGGATATATATCGGTATAATAATAGAACTTCTTGTCAAAGTTGCTTTTCATGCCAATATTGATCTGCTTATTTACCTCTTCACCTATCTCAATAGCCAAAGGATTTTGTTGCGACATTCCGACAATCGAGATACCAACTTCACACTCATCATATCCTTCTGCAACAAAACTGGAACAGTTAAGCAAATCGTCGAAACTTTTTTGGCATATGGTGTCGTGATCTGCCTTAATACCTCCGTATAGATAAAGAATGTCCCATGTTGCTACGTCAAACTTTACTTCCCAAAACAAGTCTGACTTCAGTAATAATCTACTGCTTTCCTTAAACAAATGCAGTTTTGACATTATTGCGTCAATATCCCAAAACATAAACGTATAGTCTGGATTGCAACGCATCCATGATGTGCGGTATTCATGCCATATCGATGCGTAAGGATCTCCACTTGTCCATATATGATGAACAATTTTTGGTATTTTATGCTGCACTTTTGGTGTTCTCATCGAGGCACCCTCATCTTTCTTGTTTGTGGAGCATTGTGAGTGTTGATTTGGATTCGATCACATTCATCTAAAGGCTCGGACGGAGTATAGCACTTTTTGAATTGCTCATATCTAATGACGCGCTGGTGTTTTAATGTTATGCCGGCAATAGCTCGGAACTCATCAAAGTCTTCTTGAGTATCAAATTGAATTATCATAGACAATGAAGTCCCGCTGGTATCTCCAACGATATCCACGTCTGGCAACTTTTCCGGTTTGATTCCACTCAACATGATACTTTTGAATTCCTTGTCAGTGATTCCAAGCTCTTCAGGCTTTTTTGATGCAAGGTATTCTTGTTGCATAAGTTGAAATCTTTTTTCGTTATCCCATTCACCCTGATCTGATGCAGCATTATCCGATAGTGCATAAGCATCGGCTTCTGCCACATCCTTAAAGTCCTTAAATATTACAGCAACTTTAGTAAAACCTTCAGCTTTCATGGCCTTCCATGTCGTGTTGCCTTTACGGATTGACATATCATGCCTCCACACCTGAAGAGGCGACTGTTGCCCGTAAATGCGAAGCAGCTTCCGAACAAAAGGTACACCACGATCCGTCCGTGGATTGTTGTCCCATGGATGAATTGAGTCAATATCAACTATTTCTACATTACCAACGTTGATCTCAGGTGAATTTTCTTGGTTTGCGTTTCGCTGGGATCGCACTGTCGTATTCGCTGAACATCTGCTCATTCTTGCCATCTGGCGCTCCTTCCGGTTTTTCGTAAATACAAGCATCTTCGATCAGTTTTAGGATATGATCACTTAACCGATAGCAAATGTTTCCAAATACACCAACCTCCTTTCTGTTTTTCGAAAGCACACCAAGTAAACACATATTTTCAATCAGACGTTTTGTAGTGATTTCAGGAAGTCCAAGAATTTCGACAATCTGATTGGCTGTGTATTCTTTATGCATGCCATTTTTATAAATTTCGCGCACAGCATCTTCAACGCGCGAAGGGACTGTGCTCCTTCCTACGTCTCTAATGATACTATATTCTGCATCAGTGAGTTTACTTAATCCTCTAAACTGTCCAATTGCGATCGCAAGTTTGAATAACTGTTTTGCCAATCGAGTAGGACGTTCACAAAAAGGCTTGTGCGTTATCTCTTTCGAGTACTTATCTCGGTTAATCGAGCCACGCAGAATAGAAGTCCACTGAGCCAAAGAGATTATTTTGTCCTTAAATGTATCAGAAGCCTCAGGCTTTGCTTTTGTGTAATCATAATTCAAAGCCTTTTTTGCTATGTCCGATAGTTCGTCACGCATTTCAATTTCAAACTCGGTGTTTTCGATGGCTTTACGGCATAGCAACCGTTCAATAGAAAGATCATCGGAAGTCTGTAATCTATAAGATAGAAATCTTTCTCCCAGCGCTGTATGTCCATCAATGTACAGTTCTATTGCTGGAGTGACCCCAGCGAGAAAACCAAACGTGGACTCATACGAACGATAAACACCGTTGCCGAATGTTTTTTCAATCTTACCATCATATATATCTCGTAAAATGCCAAAAATAGCGTCGCGCTCATTCGGATTAACCGTAAGAATTGTTGTAAAGTCCTTAATAACTAATACTTTGTTGCGAAGACGCGGTATAAGTGATGGGTCAGATCCACCTGTTGATCCAAACCCACTGATTAGTGTGTGTTGCGTAAAACTAGTAGCTGTATAGATATTTTTTGCTTTTGAAAACGACATCAAAAACGCACTCTTTGCGTCACCACTTTTTGCGACAAGAAACATCCATAATGGATCACCAGGCATACGGTTTGCAATTATTGTACCGTACAGCAAATCAATAACGTTTTCGTCAGTAAGATGAAGCCATTTTTTATATACTTTGTGCACATCCCTATAATTCACCATGTCGTCGGTGTATTTTACTACGGTGATGTCTTCTGTATAATTGGGTGGAACTGGGTGCAACAATCTTTTGATTCCACGCATAGTTCTTTTTGCATCACAAGAGCGATCCTTGTAAAAATCGCGAATATCATAATGATCTGGCGTTCCATCAGGCCAATGTATAAATTGAATGTCTTCAACAGAACCAACTAACATGCTGTACACTTTTTTCATACCGATTTCGCCAGTGCCACGCACTTCTTTTCCGTTTACAGTTCGTGCAAAATCGTTGTCGTATACAACACGTACTTTTTTCCCGCGAAACATCGGTATCCACTCTGGCTTAAAAGTCAAAGCACCAGGAACACCCACCGATATCGAAGATCGTCTTTCGCCTAAATTCTCGATAATTTCATCCATTACCATGGTGTCCCATTCACCTTCACACAACCAAACCGTATCACAATCACTACTTGACAACAAGTCAAAGTTAATCAAAGTGGGAGAGCACCCAGCGGTAGACTTCAGTTTTGGTTTCTTTTCGGACAAATCGTATAGACGTATATCGGCAAAATGTTTATGCTCAACATCAGTGTACAACGGAATAAGAAATTTTGACGCAACGGATAAGTACCGAACATTAAATCTTTCAAGCGTTTTAACCTGAATTGATCTGTGATCGGACAACGGTTGAAGTGAGTGGCCGCTTGAGCTCATTTCGTATGCTTCTGTGATAAATGATAAATACCCACCAGCCTTACCGCATACCTTACAGTCCCATTTTTTTGTTGCCGGATTCACATAAAACCGTGACTTATCTCCACAAAATATGCAGTTTCCGGCAACTTGAGATCCGCCAGACATGCCTGCCGGAATAAATCCATACTGTTTAAACATGATTAGGTTTTCATGCAATAATAGTGAATCCTGCGACATACCAACCTCTTTATGATGCGTATTAAACCGTCTTGCCCTGTTTATAACGCTATAACCCGTTTTAAGGCCGTATAAGGCCGTATAAGGCCGTATAAGGCCGTATAAGGCCGTATAAGGCCGTATAAGGCCGTATAAGGCCGTATAAGGCCGTATAAGGCCGTATAAGGCCGTATAAGGCCGTATAAGGCCGTATAAGGCCGTATAAGGCCGTATAAGGCCGTATAAGGCCGTATAAGGCCGTTTTAAGCCGTTTTAAGGCCGTTATAAGGATTATATCTCCATCTTTTTAGCTTCGTTCCACGCTCCATGCGTTTCCTTTTGTTCTGTCTCTAAAGGCACTTCGATTGCCGGCATATAAGTCATCAGTTCGCTTATTTTCTGCACGACTTGCCTCTTAACACTGGGCGGGTAATCCGGCGCACAAAGTACAAGCTCATCGTGAATTGTTAGAACTATACGTACTTCGTCATTCAGTTCATCATGCAGAAATTTGTCAACTGCGACTTCACCTCTTTTCATAATTTCTGCTGCTGTGCCTTGAATATCATAATCAGCAGCAGCGTGCAATCTATCAAGAGGAACATAAATACGCCTTCCATGAGGCGTTAAAACGTATCCCAACTTTTTTGCTTTTTGCATTGACGTATGTGCAAAGTGATATATTTCTGGGAATCTTTCTTCGTATGCAACAAGATTTTGCAATACAAGATGTTCAGGCCATCTTAAGGTGACTGCGAGGCTTGCAGGGCGCGCCCCATAAGCTAATGCAAAGTGTGCGTTTTTAGCGGCACTACGGTATTTCCCGTCAATTTCGTCTTGTGACAACTTAACTCTAACAAGCCTTCCACTGGGTTGGGGCACCCCACTAGTAAACTTTTTTTCATCAGTTAAAACTTCACCGTTCACGATGTTATAGAATATATCCCTTGCAATGTTATGAGGATCATTACCTTTTAACAATTCTTCCAGCATTGATCTGCATCCTGACCTTTCAATAATTAGACGCATTTCAATGCCTTTGTAATCAAAAAACCACATAACACGCTTTGGTCGTGCTCGAAAGCACGAACGCAAAGGCACTGCAAATGGATTCTTCATGCCTGAATCACGAGACACATTCTGAAGCGGTGGGTTTTGGCTGGACTGTCTGCCTGTACGTGCTTTGTTTGTATTTATAGTAGTGTGAATTATATTTGACCTTTCAGTTAGATTCAGATATTTTCTTGTTAATGCAATTCCGTCAGTCACTGACCGCCATTCTAAGACGAGGTCAAATATTTTATCATTAGGAAATGCTTCCTTTAGAGCAAACAGTGTGTCCTTATTAGTACGAGGTTTTCCTTTTGGAGTATTGTCAATTACAGGATACTTAAGTACATTAAACAATAGATGATTAAGCTGCTTTTCAGAATTAAGATTATAATATTCACCATAAGTTAGTTTAACCTCTTCGACCAATTCACTGAACCTCGTTTTCAGCTTCTGACATAATTTTTTCGTATTCTCACGATCTACATATATGCCATAGTCTTCAATTCTGATTGTTGTCTTAATCAGTTCAATTTCAATCCTATAACTTTCATACAACTTTTCAGATTTTGATATTTCAGGGTACAAAAGATTAAACAGCAGGGCTTCTCGTTGCCCGTCAGAGAACTGGTATATTTCCATTAAGTCTTTGTCGACATTTTTCCAATTTCCCCCGCGAGATATTGCCTGTTCATGCACCTCTTTATCTATCTCTTTTGCGTTGTATCGATGCCCTTTGTATTCTATGAAGTAGTGAAAATAAACATCAGCCAGAAAATCGATAGCGTGCGATGGACTAAGATTGCGAAGCATTTGATGCATTATCATTGTATCATGCCAAACCGTTTTATCTGGCACACGATATCCACTACTGGGATGGGTAAGAAACCTGTACTCGAACTTCAGATTATGCGCCACTTTTTCAATATCACAGTTGTCCAGCAAGCGTTGCATAACCTGTTTGGCATCTATTGCTTCACCGTATCTGTATACGTTTACTTCACCGGTCGTATACCCAATGCAGTAAGCGAAAATCTCTGCACCTTCATTTGGGTTGAGACCAGTAGTTTCAAGATCAACAATTACTTGCTTTGGAGTTTTCATATAAAAAAAAAATGGAGCGCCTCAGAATGAAGCGCTCCGCCCATGTTAAAGGTGTAGATGCTCTACCTTTTTGAACGGCGTGATGATTGCTCCGGCTCTTTCCGTTTAATACAGTCTGCAAGTTCAAGTTCTTCAAGCAGGCTGATATCTTCTTCAGAAAGATCATCTTCATCGTATGTCCAGTCCGCTATTTCGTTCTTCAAGTCATCAATATCGTCAACAGAACGACCTTTGGCTTTCATTTCTTTTTCAAGGTCTTGACGCTTGACGAAATCCTTCACCCGTAATGTAAGATCATCATCACCTTCGTCTGCACCTGACGAACCGCTGGATGAAGGCTTACCGGAAGTCAGCTTGGACACATCGATTGAATTGTCAACATCATACACTTCAACAACATCTACATTACAAAAATCATTATCCGAGTAACTGATGTTGATTTTTGCGTCGTAAGCATACTTTTCCATAATGCTTGCAACGAGTGGCTCAAGTTCTGCTGGGTCGGACGGAAGGTCTTCACCAGTGACAGTCTTGATATAGTGACGTATTTTTCCGTCACCAAACTCTGACATACCATACATCATGTGGTCGCGCACAATCTTTCCGGCATATTCACCTTCAAGAATAACGTGTTCACGCCACAACATCAGGTTGTCGTTTTTTGACAGACGCCATTCCACAAGATTCAACCGAACTATGACTCCGTTCATCGCAGGAATACGTTCAAAACTCATATTTTCATATTTTTCTCCTGCAGCATAAGTGTCCTTGCCCTTACGCAGAAAAGCAGCAAACTGACTGGACCCTTTTGATGTTGTAGCGCTTCTTGTTTGCCTCGTAGCCATTTTTGTCTCCTTCTTTTTTGTTTTGTGACGTCACAACTACAAATGCACAACTACTACACTATCTTGGGTTTCTTTTTGCCGGCTGACCTCCTTTCTTAACTACGGCATTGTTAAATGCCTTCGTAAAAAGCTCAAAAGCCTTTGCCTCTGGGTTGGGGAATTCACTGAATTCCATTGGCAGCGTTTTTATGCGCGTACCATCAGTATACAAAAAGCTATCGGTTGTGCGAGTGCCAGCCTCGATAGTATTATCTCCACGAATGACCATTTCTCTATTCCCATTTTCATCATACTGATAATGAACAATAATATCAGCAAAAGCATTATAGAATTTTGTAGCTTGGCTGCCTAACTGAATAGCAAGTTTTTGTACTTCTATGCCCTGCCTGTTCCTTACTGTTTTAATTTCCGTATGAGCTGTTATGCCCAACCCAAAACCAGCATCTATTATTTTGGACTGCTCAGTACGAAACTCACGTTCAATAAATTTCCATGCGTTACCCCAAGCTTCATCATTTGGGTGCTCGATGTTAAACTTTTCCAGCATGAAAGCATAACAGTATTCGTAAAGCATGTACCCTGTATCAATAACAACCGTCTTACAATATGAAGGATTGCTTTCCAGAAGGAACACCACTTTCGTAAAGTCTTCCCATGATCGTATATCAACTTTTTTGGCCCTAATGCTTTTGCCTCCTGGCTCACAAAATAGAAAGAACGGATCGGGAAACTCCTTAAAAAAAGTCGTCTTTCCTATTTTTCTGTCCCCAGAGACTAGTATCACGTATCGTGATAAATCTGATTCTATGTCGTTATTGAACTCTGGTAATTCTTTTATTCTTGACGAGGCGCGCCTGTCCCGCTGGGCGTCCAGTGTGCCGTGCCTCGTTCCGCGAACTCGTGCCATTGACGACCTCCTTGAGAGGATGAGATAATTCGTGAAAGTATTCGTCTCCACGTTTGTATCCTGTCAGTTTCCCGCTCGAACAAGCCTCGAGAAATTGGCAAGTGCTGTAACCAGCACATGCATTTGGATTATGCAAAAACATTCGTTTTCCTTCCAATCGCTCCTGAATTTCGTACAGGACGTTCAGAAGCTCTTTAGTATGCCTTTCTTTGTCTTCTTTGGAAAAATTTATAATAAACCGCTTGAAAAAATGCTGCGGCCTTGTTCTAAGCTCTTGTTCCAGTCGGTGTCTACATTCATCAAAAGAACCTTTGAAGTCGTACTTCGGATTCCGAATTACATCATGATATGAACCTTTTACATTCTCTCCACGAATGAGCTCGACGCATTTGGTATAAAACAAATGCTGATAATCAAACGCAAGAGTAAGATTCATCGTGGCTTCGTTTATTCTCGAGTGCGTTTTGTAATCTCTGGTATAAAGTTCTTTACCAATTCTAAACAGCAAATCAATTTTCCCACGAAGGACAAAAGGATCAAGCAGCACAGCAAGTTCTTCCTCGATTCCAACTATTTCGATTCGCTTAAAATCTGAACTATAAAACCGTAAATATGCAGGTATCATCGTTTCAATAATTGTTTTTTCCATCTCGACATCGTTGTCACCAGCAAAGTCCTCTGGACTATCTGATGTACATTTGTCCAACCAACCTGAAATATCTTTAGCACTGGGGAGTTGCTTGTGATTGCTCCACATTTTATATGTTTGCTCTAGCACATAATGAAACATCGTGCCAAATCCAGTAGTTCTTCCTGCACCTCCAGGTACATATAATCTGTTTATACTGTAAAGATATTTCAACTGGCATGTAAGGTATGTTTTTATCAGCCCTTGCGTCACGCCAATGCTCGACAAAGAATAATCTTTCGGCACGGTTAATCCGCAAATGTACATACAGCCTCCATAAGTTTACGAACGGTAAGCAGATAATATGGACTGGCTTTGCCACCAGTTCTCAGCAAAAAGGATGGATGGTAAATTGTGGCGTTAGGTTTGAACACCTTTTTATAATATAATTCTGAGACATGTCCAATAAAAATAGTTTTTTTAGGTTTTACAGTATTGTAAACGTGTATAACATTCGATCTACAAGCAAACACTTCATCTTCAAGTGGTTCTCTATTTGAACCTCCAATCTTATCTGATGGGTGACACATTACTGCATTCGATATGTAATATGTAAATGACATCCCTGTCTCAAGGATTATTTTATCCAGCAACTTTCCACTGTCCCCAAAGAATGGTATGCCGCTGACATCTTCACTATTACCAGGTGCTTCACCTAAGAATAGGACATCGGCTGGGATCACGCCGCGCCCTATCACAATATTTCTGCGAATGTTGTGTAATCTGCATCTCGAGCAGTTTCCTATCTGACGCCTCAAATTTGAGTATCTCATGGAAACCCTTTTCATTATGTTTCGTAAAGCAGTAATGTTCACAATCACGCCATAAGCAGTGAAATGAACAGTCCCAAGACTTGCACCAGACAAACTCATGATTGCCCCAGACACGCCCTCCACAGTTAGGGCATGACAGGCTGAACGCCAGCATATGCCCTGTTAATGTGGTTCGATCAAACCTTGAATGACGCATATTAACCGTTCGTTGTAAGCTGATTTGTCGCAGCAAACCCAATACCGACGGCATCGCTAATATGATCCGACGAATATCGGCACTTATTTACATTGTATATCAAATTTGCAATGTACTTTTTTGATCTATTTCCTTTCCATCTCTGGGGAGAGACTAGTATCGTATTTATCCCCAGAGATTCAAGAACATACAAGTAGGCTCCTATGATGTACGCAACAAAAAATGTATGCCCTTTTCTTGCGGCAACCACAGAACCACTGTACTCAAACTTTAAGGGGACTAAAAGACATTTACCTAATTTGAAGTGATTATAGTAATGTTCTTTTCCCCACCAAAGACCAACACTTTCTATGAATGCATGTTCGACAGGATATTTTGTAACGATGCTGTGCAATTTATCTGCCATCAAAACAACTCGACGCTCTTTTGATTCACACACATGCTGAGTTGGAAGACTGATCTCAAACACCCGAGGGTGTGCGTCTCCTTGCCATATTGCCACCCCAGTGTGCAACCCAGGATCGATTGTAATTGTTCTGTTTAGGAATCGCTGCCGTTTGGTGCGCACGTAAACACCCTTTCGATATCGTTGACGAGCATTTCAACTTCACACCTGGTGTTAAAATTACGGAGTGCTGCTCTGCGTATGTAAATATTACTTCTGATGTCAGCAAGTGTGAACAGGATGGTTTTCCATTTATCACCGAACCTTGCAGTCATCAGCCTGTCAAACTCTGCGTCAAGCAATGACTGATAACTTGTTAAACCATGTTGCACACCGAGTGCGGATACATTGTTGTCAATAAATTCATCGCGTGAATACACAACATGCTCGGCATTGGAAATAAACCGTTGAATTTTTTCTGCTTTTGGCGTCAGCAGCAGCGCAACAAGAATCGCCTTTACGTCGTTGTAGCATTCTGAAATCAAATTACCTTCCTTATCAAACAGTTTTGCTTTTGGGAGTGCGTTCTTCATAATGACCTCATATTGTGTTTGTTATTATAAGCCTTTGCATGCATACATATGCCTTTAGAAGACGAACAAAAAAGGATGGAGTGGTATATACGCACCACTCCATCATCAAGTGCATGAACTACTTATCACGCGGCAATCTGGGCTGGCGAATCACGCGACCACCAACAGTACCATCATGCACTTTGGTGAACTGTGGCTCAGATGCCGTTGTACTTTTTATGCTGCGCTCTGCTGAGTGATCTTCGGAGTCTTTAATTTCGACGAGCGGATTCTTGCCTAACCCAGAAAACTCCTTTCCTGCTATTTTCCAGTTTTGGTTGAGCCACTTACGCACACCAGCAACCTTCGCTTTATTTATGGCTCCTGGAAACTTTGCTTCTACCGCTGCAAATATTGCCTTGTCAGATAGCGTGCGGTTCAACAGCAACTCACCTATCATATCGACAGCAGCTTCTTTTTGCTCTTTTGAAGAAGATTTGAATTCAGAACCCGTTCCGTTAATCTTAATGACTTTAGCCATTTCAGGCTCCTTTGAAATTGGATGAATGATTTTTTGGCGTACCTCTGACTCTCCCAAATACCTCAAACAGTCTCGCATTTTTTGTGTAAGCTCCGATGGCCTCCCTTCAAGAATTGCATTATGGTTTTTCCAAAATGCAGGTGTAAGTTCATGACCAAACGTAACAGCATCATCGCCCATCAATTTATACTGAATACGCAGCGATGCGTCCTCCAAAGGCATTCCATTTTCAGGGAAGGGTTCATGAAAAGCGACTTCCCACCAATCATTTATTATTTTTTCCACACCAAACCTGCTGTTTGGACGTATCGAATCCTTCAACATTGTACAAAAGGAATCATGCCTCACCCTATACTGACACGCAAGATCAGAAGCAGGACGTGAACGTGCAAGAGCATCAGGGTTATTCTTAAACCAAGCCCAAGGCATATCGTCATTACTGTTGCTTTTTGATTCCTTGCTTTGCACTCGCATGATCCTTTTCCTTTACAATTTTGGAGGTCAGATGAGATACAGAAATACCATCTACCATAGCAAGTTTTTCAAGCACAATCGAAGCATTCGATGGCTGTATCATATAAACGCACCTATTTCCATCAGCAGATGTTTCGATTTCGTGCCCATACTTCGCCATGAATTTCTTTACAAAACCAATAAAAGCTGGTTTTGTGTTGGTGAAAACCAGATCGATTTTATCGGTGTATGGATCGACATCACCGTCTTTGCCAATGCTATCAATCTTGATTTCGCCATATTCCTCCATTCCAAGCATCCTTGCTACATTGATCAGTTTGTCAAATAAGTCGAAATCCAACTGTTCACTAGCAATCATCGCCGCTTGCATCACATTGTCGTGCACATCGGCGCACAATGCGTTAGATATTTCCTCAACTGTCCTGTCTTTGGCAAAGGCGAGAAGCCCTTTGCCCCAACCTTGAAACTTCGCCATACAACCTCCTTTTGTGTTAATTGTTGAAAGTGAATTTTGATTAGCAGCAACAATCCATTCTCAGTTGGCCACAAATAAGGCAGTAATTTCTTGCCTTTTTTTCTGTTTCACGCTTTTTCTCAATACACTCTTTGCAAAGATGAGGAGTATACATTCCATGGCCATATAAAGCAGGCACTTTTGTACCGCACATTGAACATACACGCGCCCACCCTTGCTGATCTTTGTTTGTTGCGCCGCAATACTCACACCGCGCATTACGCACACGATCAGATCCACATAATGGGCATGCGTTTATTAACATATCTCCTCCTGTCGCTTTGGTGTAATTATAAGGAAATAAATTTTCTTGATTATTGATCATTTTATCCTCCTTAAATTATAAAACCCTTCCCCCATCCTTAATGGTGGTCATTAAGGCACACATGGAGAGGTCAGCCCCACTGGGGGAAGGTAAAACCTCTACTGATTATATTTATGAAAATAAGTACTCACCTTCAACCTCCTTTAGAATTTCGGAGCAGACATTCCGACTTCGGCCCAAGTCGACGGCGGACACGCTTCGCATCTAAGAGCATAATCCATTGCATCTTTGTTATTGGTGTCAAACGTGCACACGACCTCAAAGTAAGTTCCAAAATCATGTGGGAATGCTTTGATTCTTAAAGCAGCCCCAAGTGGTGGCTCACCTAATTTTTTGATAATTGCACTTATAAAATGTTCACATTCGATTCTTGCGCATCTTAAATAATCTGGGCTGCCTACTTGCACACAATTTTCTTCTGCTGGTGCGCATCCAATGTTAAGGTAATCAATCATACGACCTCCTTTGTGCGTGTATTTTATATACTGTAGTGTGTGCTTCTTGTGAAGTATTCAATCTCTTCGCTTGACGGTTTTCCAAGAAACATATGCTTATACGATGTGTGAACATATTCATTCTTTGATACTTTTTTCACATCGTCCACCTGTAATGTCAGTGTTGCCGCATAAAGGGATTGAAATCCCATACCGGCATCAAGTGATCCATCGCCGAGCATTCTGGTTGCTTTTTCTTTAATCTCTCTTTCTGATTTTCCGTTCAAAGGCTTTGACGGATAACAACCTTTTCCGCCACCCCACAAATACCCCCAGACCAGTCCTCTTGCTGTGTACCGTTTCATCATGACCTCCTTCGTGTGACTTAACATTACACCGCATTGTTATTTATCACATATAAGAGTGTTTACAAGCAAGCAAGATGCACCTCCGACTCGAGGTGCGCCTTTAAGTTTGAGTGCCTTAGCAAGAGCTTTGACCATACTCGAATGTACCTTTTCGATGTCCCATTCTATAGTCACGACTCGCTCTGAGCCACGTTCAAACAAACTTTTTCTGACATAATCACGGTCAATACTCCCAGTTAGAGTGACAGTTATTTTAATTGGTTTCATACGACCCTCCTTTTTCATTTAAGTAAGAATTTCAGTGATTTCACTCTCCGGAAACCACTGGGCGTCAAAAATGTTTGACACCCTTAGCATTATCTGGCCATCAGGGAATCGTCTGGCTTTTTCGCAAAAACCAATGAAGCCTGTTTTCGTCTTTACAACCCATCCGACATATCTATGACCAATCGATTTTTTTACTGGCCTCATAAAATTCCTCCGATGTCATTTCGTTGCTAAGATCATGATATAATTCGCATCGTCAACATAATAACCTCCATTGTGTGTGTATACAAATTCATTTATTCGTTAATCATATAGCAATCCTGAGCACGATGAAACATATCGTTATTGCTTTCAGTTATTGCCCATTGGCGGAGGCCATTGGTAATTGGAAGCCTAAATCGAGGTGCCTTCCCCCACGTCCTGCACAAACCAGTTACTTGCCAACGGTTTGTGCAATCACCAAAGTGAACCTCTCCTCCAGTTAATCCTAACTCAATAGCTTGTTTCTTCGTAACCATAGAACCTCCTTTTTTTGTGTGTGTGTGTGTGTATACAAGAACATGCATACTATTTACAAGACTTCAACGCAAAGCTGAGAAGATATCGTTTTTGCTTCATCTTCGGTATACATCGTCGCGACCACGCAATTTTTTGCCCAAACAGGATTGTTTTCCTTGTCAAAGCCAGCAAGAAATCGATCATTTTTTGCATCGTATACTACGTGTAACATGAATGACCTCCTTATGTGTTTCTGAAAGAATTTTTTTTGAAGCAATATTTTGGATAGGATCATAACTCCCGGAGATACACTTCCGTTTCTACCGGACGGCCTGTTTGGCCTTCGTGGATTTTATCCGGCGGTCTCCGTCCTCTGTATCCTTACAAGCCACAACCGTCGTTGTGTCCGCGCTTGTAATGTTCTTGACCTTTATTTGTGTGTTTATTAAAGAGCAGCGTATAAGACGTCTTAAGCCTTACAATTATAATATACACTATTTTTTATCAAAAAACAAGAAAAATGACATAAAAAACAACATAATTAGAATAGGGCCTATATACGCTAATTTAAGCCCTTTTTGTTGTAAGTCTATATAAATCAATAACTTACAGAGATTATAAAAACCTGTAATTCTTGTAAGTCTATATAAATCAATAACTTACAAAGGTATGTGTATACATAATAAACGTTTGATAAGACTAAAAAATTTATTATATAATAGATTAGACAGTACACCCTTACGTGTATATGTCTCTTTTTATGTCGCTTTATATTATAGGACAACAACGAAGTGAGCCCAAACGGGATGTGAGAGCGTCTGGCGGGTGGTAGACTTTATCGTAATAAGGTGGGTGACGCTAAAAACAGGGCATTGGTCCGCCCCAATGTAGTGCTCCTAACATCCTTACCCAGTGGTAAGCCCTTCTACACAATTTAGGTGGTTCGATGTCAGCATATAACATAAGTTCACGCAGAACAAAATCGGCTTCTGTACGATCAACAGTCACATCATTACCATTATGATTTTTTAATGTGCACCCAAACATTTTATCTTTAAGTAACCCTCCTTTTGATCTATACAGTACGTCATGAGGAAGAACACCTGGCCTGCCGCTGTCCGGATGAAGACCTGACAGTGTCCATACCAAACGTGGAACGCTCATTCCATCATATATGTAACCAGCAGGTACTGTCAGCAACCGAATGCTGCCGTCACTCCACAACCAACAGCATTTCCATTCTTCGGTCGTTATGTAAACGCCGTGATACGGTTTGTTTGCTGGTAGTGAATCGAAGTGTTGATACTCATTCAACTTTTACCACCATGTGTTATCGAAAAATGATTACCATCACCAGCGTTTTTGCCTTTGAAATCTCCACCCCAGCGGCAAAGAGGGTGCTGACTCTTCCACCATTTTCCACATTTTTTGTAGCTCTCGTCAAATCCGTTTTTGATGTAAGTGCCATCAGGTTTGAATAAAAGCAAATCACCAGCCAATCGCATTCCGTGGCATCGACTATCCCCAGGTACTGATACTCGGTCAATAACAGCAACGTACCCAAAATTTTGGGCTTGCTGGACAAGGCGTGAAAACAGGTCGCTAAACAAGGCTTGCTTCTGATGAAGATTCATCTTATGCCTCCGCAGTTAAGTCATCTAATTCTTTTTTGTATGCATCTAGCTTCCTTTCCAGTATCTCAAGCTGTTTTTTTGCGGCTTCAGCGCCGGCAGTGTCATCGCACTTTTCAGCGACACGCCGCCGGATCACCCACGTATAAATCGCTTGGTTTACTGCTGCGATTTCGTTCTCAATAATGGCACGCT